TTCGCCGCGTCGCGGTCAGCCTTGCGCTTCTCCTCGGCCGCGAAGGCCATGCGCTCTAGCTCCCGGACCTCCTTCTTGTGGGCCCGGAGCTTATCGATCGCCTCAAGGCGGTAGCTGGTGGTCATTGTTGTCTCCCAAATTTCTGTGCGAGCTCCATAAGCTTGAGCTCAGCGTTCTGGCGAAGCCGGTCCTCGGCGATCGCGATCTTGTCGTCAGCGATCTGCTTCTGCAGATCCATGCGCTGGCGCTGGATCTCGGCCTCCAGGAGCTTCTCCTGCATCCGGCGCTGCTCCTCGGCCTGGAACTCGCCCTGGTCCTGCTGGAGCTCTGCGGCCCGGAGCGCAAGCTCCTGCTGGCGGATCTGGACCAGCGGATCCTCTGCCCCGCCCTGGCCGATGGACTCCATGAGCTCGGCGGTCAGCTGGGCCAGGATCGGCGAGGCCACCTGGTCGATCAGCATCTGGGCCTGCTGCTGGAAGGCCTGGACCTGCTCCGGCGGCAGCTGCTGCGCGAGCATGGGCAGCTGCTGGATCTGCTGCATCACCTCCGGCGGAAGCTGCTGCTGGGCCATCTGAGCGGCCCGGAACTGCAGGTGCTGGAGCATGTGCGAGATGATCATCGCCTGCAGCTGTGGGTTCTCCTTGACCACCTGGGTCAGGAAGAGCTGGCGGTGGGCGTCGACGTGGGCCACATGGTTCTGCTGCTCAAAGGCCTGCGCGGGCTGCCCGAGCAGGAGCCCGGAGTTCTCCAGGCCCGCATCCACCGGCATGGGCGGCTGGGGCTCAGGAGGCGGCTGCAAGAGGGTATCGATATCGTCCACCCCAAGGGCCGCGTACATGCGCCGGTAGGCCTCGTAGACGCCCCGCGGGCCATGGATCTGCGGGTTGGACTGGACCAGCTGCATCAGCTCCTGGGCCATGGTGATGCGCTGGCTCTGGGAGAAGATGTTCGGGTCCGAAACAGGGATCACGTCCACCCGGCCGTCGAAGTCGGCGTTCAGGACCTGCTGTTGGCCGGAACCCGTCTGGTAGGGGTATGCCGGCGGCAGGTACTCGCTGAAGACCCGGGCCATCAGCTGGAACTCGATCTTCTGGCTGTAGTGCAGGCGCTTGTGGATCGCGCTCATCACCTTCGTGCCACGCTCCAGCAAGGCCACGGTCGTGCCCACGGGCATCTGCTGGTTCATGTCCCCGACGTTCATGTCGGCGATCGAGGCAAAGCGCTTGCCGCTCTCGACCAGCAGCCCGAGCAGCTGCATGAGGACGTTCGACGGCTCCTTGATCGGCAGCGGGATCAGGTTCTCCCGGAGGCTGCCGCCGGTGGTGTCGATATCCCGGAACTCACCGGGCTGGAGCGGGTTGTCCTCGTCCCGGATCCGCATCCCGCGGGCCTTGAAGCCAGCAGGCAGGTTGGCCAGGGTGCCGGCGTCGATCAGCTGACGCAGGATCGAGGTCGAGGCCTTCGACAGGCCGCCGATCATGTGGCTCAAGCCCAGTCCGTAGAAGCCCAAGCCGGGCAGGAACTTAAACTGCACGAAGTAGTTGATCTTGCGCTTCGACGGATCCTGCTCGCGCCAGTTGCGGCGCACGGACAGGACCTGCTGAGAGTCCTCGTCGATGGTGACGATGTAGGGCAGCTTCAGCCCCGTGGGGTCGCCGTCCTCGCCGACGTCCTCAAAGCCCGGGAGGTCGAGGATCGTGTGGACCTCGTAGACCGTGCGGTCGCGCATCTCCTGGTAGGACGGGGACTGGCCCTCGATGTCGTCGATCTGCTCCTCGATGTCGTCCCGGGAATAGCGGCCGTTCCCACCCTTGAGCTCGACGTCCGCGTAGAAGCCATTCAGCTGCAGCTTCCGGATTTCGTTCTTGCTCATGGTCAAGACGTGGGTCACGCGCTCGGCCGAGAACAGGTCCGGGGCCTCGTAGGGCACCACCAGATCCTCCGGGGCGATGAACTTGCTCACCGCCCGGTCTAGCACCGTGTCGTAGTAGACCTTCTTGAACGCGGATCCCGCCAAGGGCAGGTAGAAGAGGAGCATGTCGAGCTCGGGGTCGTACTCCTCCATCACGTTCATGATGTAGAAGTTCATGAAGTCCTGGACCCGCTCAGCCTGCTGCTCCACCTCGACAGAGCGCGCGCCGACGATCTCGGTCTTCACCGGGCCCTTGGCCGGCAGGAGCTCCTTGTATGCCTGGGCCTGGAACTGGGTCACGGCCTCGGCCAGGATCGGGTGGATCACCCCAGAGGCGCCCTCAAAAGGCTGGGAGCGGCTCTCGTCGAAGCGCATGCCCAGGTACTTCAGGCCGTCGACGTAGGTCTTCTCCCAGTCCGAGCGCGATTCCTTGTCGGCCTTAATCGAAGACAGGACGTCGTCGGCCAGGCTGGAGAGATCGCTCGGGTCCAGGTACTCGACGAGGTTCTCGTCGTGGCCGGCCATGGGCATCTCGGGCTCGGCGTCGATCTCGTCGTCGATCAGGAGCCCCTCCTCGGCGACCAGGACCATGGCCGCGTCACGCACCATGTCCTCGCGGGAGGGTTCCGGGAAGACCTCGATCTGATTCCCCATGGGGATGATATCGGGGTCGTCCTGCGTGCCGAGCTCGCGCTTTTCAATAGCCATCAGTAGTAAACCACCCTGTCTCGCCGTAGCGGCCGCATCTCTTCTTGATAGTCCTCGTCCAGGGTAACAAATCCGCCCTGGCGGAACCTCATCAAGGCCATGGTCGCCGAGTCGCAGAAGTCATCGTTATCCCCAAACGGGAATGAAGCCATTTCCTCGATGACCTCCTCGGCAAAAGTCTGCTCCGGAGCCCAGACCATACCCGATTCAAAGATCGGGGCCACGCTGTTCATCCTGGCAATCTTATCCTGCCCCCGGCTCGGCGTATACGCGGTCACCGGGATGCCCATGCGCCGGAGCTCGTGGGTCAGGGGCGTGCCCGAGGCCTTGGCCTCGATCAGGACGCAGTCCGGCTCCCAGTAGCGGTACTCCTCCATGGCGATCCGCTTCAGGTCCGGGAAGTCGACCCGCATGCGTTTGGCGTCGAGGAGGATGATCTGCTCCGGGCCCTCATCCTCGGGCTGGAAGATCGCCCAGGTGGTGATCGCCGAGTAGTCGGCGGTCTCCTTCTTGGAGTAGGCGGTATCGTAGGACTGGATCACATAGCTGTAGGCCGGGACGTGATCCGGCTCCCAGCGCCGCCACCACTCGCGCTTGACGATCGAGCCCTCCTCGGCCGTCGGGTTCTGCATCCACTGCGCGTTCCACTTGGAGATCGGCAGCGAGGCCTTAACCGAGAGGAGTTCCTCCTTCTTCCAGAACTCGGGCCAGAGCGGCTCCTCGCTCTCGGGCATGATCGCCGGGAACTCGACCACGTCCCACTGGTCGGCGTAGTCGTCGCCCTGCTTCTTGAGCACGCGCCCCACGAGGTCCTTCGTGGACCAGCGGGTCATGACGATGACGATGATCCCACCCGGCTGGAGACGCTGCCGTGGGCCCGAGGTATACCACTCGTATATACCATCCAGGGCCGTGGCCGAGAGGGCGTCTTGCTCCGATACCGGGTCGTCGATCACCAGAAGGTCAGCGCCCCGGCCAGTGATCGCGCCGCCCACGCCCGAGTAGAAAGCTTCGCCGCCGCCGTTGGTGGTCCAGCGGCCGGCGCTCTTGTTATCGCCCTCAAGCTGGAGGCTCGGGAAAACTTCCTGGTAGGCGTCGCTGTCGATAATATTCCGCACCCGGCGACCGAACCGAACCGCGAGCTCCGCGGTGTGGGTCGCCTGGATGATTTTCAGGTTGGGGCGCCGGCCCATCATCCACGCCGGGAAGAAGGTCGAGGCGAACTCGGATTTGGAATGTCGGGGAGGGAGGCAGACGATCAGGCGCTTCAGCTTCCCGTCGGCGATCTTGTTGAACTTCTCGGCGATGATCTGGTGGTGCCGGCCCTCGATGAAGTCCGGCCACTGGGTCTTCACGAAGGCCATAAAGTCCTTCTGGGCGCTTTCCTGCTTCTCAAGCGTCTCGTAGCGCTTGAGCAGGGCCATGGCCTCCGCTTTTTCACTGTCGGAGAGGAGGTCGAAGTCCTTGAGGGCTAGGCTAGACATTTCCGCCAGTCCTCTCCCAGGAACAGCAAAGCCTCTGCTTCGCGCCTGCGGACAAGACCGGGGAGCTCCTTGCCGCCGGACTTGGTCCACCGGAGGATCTGGGCCGGCACGTCATCGAAGTCGCCCTCGTTCAGGCGCTTCAGGAGCGTGCTTTCCTTGAGGTTCCCCGGCCCCAGGTTGAAGGTCCACGCCACAAGGGCGTCGAACTGGTGCTGCGTGAGCTCAGGCTCGACGAGCTGGAGCACATAGTGCTCAAACTCCTCCAGGTCCGCCTCCAGGAGCCTGTCAGCGTCTTCCTGCTCAATCTCGTCGCCCTCGTCGACGTCGGCGGTGTGGCCGTAGCCGATGGTCAGTACGCCGGCCGGGCACCAGTAGGCCTTGAGCTCGCAGCCCTCAAAGTGCTTGATCAGCTCCAGGCCTTCGGGTCCGGTCTTCATGGGCTCAGTCCTGCTTCTGGCTGGCGCCAAAATAGAAGGAAACGATCGCGCTAACCACGCCGCCAAGGTAGCCCAGAACGAGGTTGATGACCGCCTCACTGTTCGCCTCCGGTGGCAGGAAGGTCACGCTGAAGATGTACCCGCCAAAGAACAGGATGCAGGCCAGGGCGATGACCTTCGGAGTCCAGTCGCCTTTATGGGTCTCGCGGGCGTGCTGAATATCCTTGGTCTCAAGCTCAAAGACATCCACGTCCAGCTCTTTCATGCGTGCTTGGAAGTTCAGCTCTGCCTTCTTGATCTCCGCAAGTTGCTCTGGGGTGGCTTCGCTGAGGGCGCGCTCAATGTCCCTGGGGTTCTTTGCATCAACACCCAGCACCTGAGCGACGACTTGCACCGCTGCGCCACCGAGAGGGCCACCGAGGGCAGAACCAATGGTGGGGGCAATGGCGCCGACCAAATTCTTGATCTTGTCGAACTTCATCGTTGCATGGCCCAGAACAGGCCAAAGAGGAAGGGATACATGCCGACAGTTAGGCCAATGGCCCACTTCATCCAGCCTTCAAGCCTGCCCATGCGGTCACCCATGTCGGTAAACCGTTGCTCTATCGCTGCGTAGCGCTGCGTGCATTCACGCTCGTGGGCCGCAATTTCAGCGAGGGCTTTTTCAGCAACATCCATTTGCTAGCTCCTAGGCAGGAAAGGGTCGGTTTTGGATGTAAACAACATCAAAAGCAGCCGCGATGGCGATATCTGCCCCCGCGCTGTCCCCGATGCAACGCATCTCAAGGTCTGTCTTCTCCTCAAACTTCAAGGGGAAAGTGTAAATTTGATTGTGTCCAGATTCGGATTTAGCAAACTTGTCCTTAACCTGAAAAACCTCGCCAAAAGGGCGTGCTAAGAACGAGACTGTGGCGTACTTGTTGTTCTGAGTGGTTGCCACGGTGATGTCGGTCTGCGTGACATAGGCCGTATAGCCCCGTGGCACGGTCCAGAGGGCCATCAGAGTTTGCCCGTCACCAATCGCTATCGTCGCGTATTTGTTTGCGGGAACCCCGGCGGTCACGGTCCCCGTACCGGCATAGATAACCCCGGCGTTGGTGCCTCCCGTACCCGCAGAGCGGACCACCATGCGGTAGATGCGAAGGAACGACTGGGTGGTGTTGACTGCAGTCTGACCGCTGAGGGTGACGGTTTCGCTGATCTCATCATAGTTTGCATCGAGACCAAAAAGCTCGACAGAGCGGGCGCCAGTGCCCGCAGAAGTGTCGTTTGTCGAGGAGCTGGAGACCTTAAGGACGGTGGCGGCGCTCAAGTAGCTATAGAGGCCGCCCTGCGCCCAAATGGTCTCCAGGATCTCATCGACATCGGGGTTGAACCCAAACTTGAAAATCGTTTTGTGATAAGCAATCTGCCCACGGGCGACTTGAAGCTCAAAGGGCTCGC